GCCAGAGGTTAAACTCCTGGCTAATACTGGTCTTATGTCCATGAATAAAGAAACAGGTTTACCACAGTTTGCTAAAGGAGGAGGTATATTAAAGTCTCTTATTCCAATGATTGCTGGTGTAGCCTTCCCTGCCTTACTTGGACCTTCTATAGCAGGAGCTTTAGGAAGTTCAGCTCTTGTTGGTAATGCTATTGCTGGAGGACTAGGAACAGCATTTGGAGGAATTATAACAGGAGAAGATCCTGCTGAAGCTTTAACAAAAGGACTAATTGGTGGTGGTTTAACTTATGGTTTAGGAAGTGCATTTCCTGAAACCTTTGGTTATGGCAAAGCACCAGAAGCAGGTGGAACAGGAGGGATGCCTCAAACTAGTGCTGGCTACAATAGAATGAGAGAAGCTTATTCTCCTCCTACTATAGGAGAGTTTAGTGGAGGGATGCCTCAAACTAGAGCTGACTACAATATAATGAGAGAGGCTTTTTCTCCCCCTACTCCTCCAGGAAGAGGAGAAGGCTATGATGCTTTTACTTTTTATGATCCTGCTACAACAGAAAACTTTAGAGATCTTCCTTTGGATACTCGATTGAGGTCTATGGAGTTGGACCACTTTAGAGACCGAAGAGATGGATTAAATTTAGTTGAATCTCTTACTCCATATCAGAAACATAGTTTTAGAACAGGACTTTATCCAGGTGGTAAAAACGTGCCACCCTTTGTTGAGCGTTCTTCACCTGTACAAAATATTATGGGTACTGATACAATTACAGATACAGTTACAGAAACATCTATGCTTGATGGATTTAAAGATAGATTATTTGATAAAACAAGTTTAGCTTCATTAGCAGGAGCAGCAGGTGCAGGACTCTTAGTTCCTGAAGAACAGGAAGAAGTTAAACTAGAAGAAAGAGAAGAGTATGTTCCTCGTGAATTAGATTATGTCTTTAAAAGAAAAAGACCTAGTTTTATTGATGGATTAACACCTCGACAAATAAGTGAGCTTTATCAAAGAGGTGGTATAGATAGAAGATTCTATGAAGGTACAGGAAGAGGAAAAGATGTTTATAGACCTATTGCTGCTCAAGAAGGTGGGGGTATAGAAGATTTGATTAGTATATCAGAACAAGTGGGGATCAGTCAAACACCTTTTGAGGGTAAGATACCAGGTCAAGGACATGGTATGGAAGATAATGTTGTAATGCCTATTCTGGATAGAGGGGGAGTTGCAGCAGTTAGTCCTAAAGAATATGTAGTTCCTGCTGATGTTATGGCTATGATAGGAAATGGTAATGCAGATGATGGGGCTAAAGAAATGGATGGTTTTATAGAAGATTTTAGAATGGTAAAATATGGGAGGCCAACACAGCCCCCTGAAATGAATGGAAGGAGTGCCTTACAATCTCTAATGAAAACATAAACTGCACAGCAGTACATCCTGTAGGGATGAGTGCTTTTTGGGATCAGATAGAACCCTTATTAGAAAAAGTTATACCTACTACTTTTGGTAGAGAAACTGTAGAATCCATTAGAAAAAAAATTGAAGATAAAGAAATAATCTTATGGATACTGTGGAAAGATATTAATAATATTGAAGGAATTGTTACTACTAAAGTAATAGAGTATCCTGATAAAAAAGTTTTGTGGTGGGGATTTTTAGCATCTAAAAATAATCAACTTCATAAATGGTTTTCTTCTATGGTTGATACATTATCTAAGTATGCTATATCTAATGATTGTGAATGTATAGAGATTATAGGGCGTAAAGGTTGGATGAGAGAATTTAATAAAACAAAAATAAAATTAATAAACATAGGAACTGTATATGAAGGGAAGTTATTATGAGTTTTCTTTTTGGTGGTGGTAGTAAACAGCAAGCACCTGCTTCTGTTCAAACTGTAAGTCAAACTTCTGAGTTTCCAACAGAGGTTCAACCTTTTATTACTGATGTTTTAGAAAAAGCTAAAGCACAACAGGAAGGTAGAGAGTTTGAATTATTTGAAGGACCACGTATTGCTCCTTTTACTACAGAAGAAGAGACAGCTTTTACTGGTATTGAAGGATTAGCTCAAGCAGGTTTAGGTTCTTTTCCTGATATGGCTTCTTCTGCATTTTATGCACAACAGGCACAGGATGCTGCTGAACAAGGTCTAAGACAAATGGAAGCAGCAGATGTGGCAAGGCTAACCAATCCTTTTCAACAGAATGTAATAGATTTAGAAAAAGAAGAAGCTATACGACAGTTTGAGGGAACTACTTTACCACAGATAGGAGCACAAGCAGCAGGAACTGGAGGTTTTGGTGGAAGTAGACAAGCTATACTAGAGGCAGAAGCTCAGAGAAATTTACAACAACAGTTAGGTGATATACAATCCAGAGGTTTAAGGGATGCGTATGATCTAGCAGCAAGACAATTTGAGGCTGAAAGAGGAAGACAAGCTCAAGGTGCAGGACAATTTGCAGGATTTGCTCAAACTTTTCCTGGTCAAGCTATGAGAGAACTAGGAGCTTTACAGTCTGTAGGAGAGCAAAGAAAAGCTGTAGATCAAAGAGCATTAGATATTGCTTTGTCTGACTTCTTAACTGAACAAGAATTTCCTTCAAGACAGCTACAGGAATATCAATCTCTTATTAGAGGCTTTCCTATACAACCTAATATCTTTAGGCAAGAAGTTCAATCTCTTCCTGCTGTTCCCCTTTCTCAACAGTTGTTGGGTCTTGGTGCAGCAGGTGCAGGTGTTGCTGGACAGTTGGGTGCATTTAGAAAATCAGGTGGACAGATTGAAGGAGGACTTAGTTCTTTAGAAAAGCATCAAGATAATATACCTCGCCCACAATTTCGACCTCAAATATTAGGAGATATATCAGTTGAGGATATAATGTTTCAAATTAGAGGTGGGGAGTTTCCTAGTAAAATAATAGAAGAAGCAGATAGATACTTAGAGACTATACCTGGATATGAGGGTGGGAAAAATAGAACTTCAGCATCCAGAGCAAGTGCTATAAGAGAGCTGATAAAGAAAGGTCAACTAGATTCTACTCAAAGAATAGCACGAGGTAAAGTAGATATTCCAGAGGCTCTTCGCCCACCAGTTGTAGATGTAGATGAAACTGTTGTTAAAGAGACAACAGATAATACAGTAGTTGAAGCCTCAGATACTATTACTGAAAGGATGAAGGATAGAATAAGTTCTTTGAAGGAAGCTAGTGGTGGTGGTGGTAATATAATTTCTAACCCATTTCTCTCTCCTGACTTTGCTGATTTAGAAGAGATAAAAGAAAGATTTACTAGACCTGGACCTGCAAGAGAAAAATATCGTTCAGAAATAGAAAGTTTTTATGCTCAAGATAAAATAGATGAACGAAAAGATAAAGCAAAACAAGATTATACTGATAGTTTATTTAGAGCATTAGCTTCTGGTGGTCTTGAGCTTGCTAGTAAACGTGATCCTGGTGCAGGTGGTATGATAGGTCAAATTGCTTCTGCTGCAAAAAGAGCAGGAGTAGTAGATACTATTGGTGAAGCTGGTAAAGAACTTACTAAGACGCAAAAAGATTTACAGAAAGAACAGTTAGGAGCTTACAAGGTTCTTGCTGAGTTAGAATCAGAAGACTTAGATAGATTTGTTGCTAGAGCTGGATTGACTGCTGACTTTGTAAATGCTAATGCAAATCTTCTTGAAGCGATGAAAGAAGATCCTGAAAAAATGAAGGTGGTAGGAACGATGATACATAATATGAGATCAACAGAAGGTGATCTTGTAAATTCTCAATTTTTTGATGAGGGATTAAAACCTATTTTGGCAAACGTACCTTCTCTACGGACAAATCAAATAGCTGAATTATTAAATGGGTTGTTAGCAGATGCAAGAAGATCATCAGATGCTAGTAAGAAATCACAACCAAAAGTAACAGAGGATGATAATAAGAAAAAAACAGAAAAAGTATTCACAAACGCAGAAGATCTTTTAAGGGTAGATTAGTAATGGCTGACTTAGTATTAAGTCCTGATTATAGGTCACAAAGTTTTCATCAGATATATGATAAACTTAGTGCAGACCCTGACCTATCTCCAGAAGAAAAGAGAGAGTTTATCAGGGGATATAATATTGATCCAAAAGACTTTGGAAAACAGTTACAACTGTATGGCGAAGCTTTGGATAAGGGAGAAGACATTCGTACTTTCTCTGAAGCAGGTACTAGTGGTGCAACAGTAGGGCGTACAGTAGGAAGATTTGCAGGAGAAAGTCTTGGATTTTTAGATACTCTTATTGGAGATGGTTTAGGGTTAGTAAGTAATGATGCTGAAGAATGGTGGACTAATTTAGGTCAAGATTCTCGTTTAAATGATATTATAGGGATAGAAACTATACGAGATATTAACGCTGCTCTTGATCCTTATCATGATACTAATACTATTCAAGGAGCAGCAGAAGAAGGGATAGGAACTCTTGCTAGTTATTTTACTGGAGCAGGAATAATTAAAGGTGCAAGGGGAGGAATAACTCTTGGTGCAAAATCTCTTAATCCTAAACTTACTAAAGCTAACAAAGCTGTACCTATTCAAAAAGTATCTCCTGTTAAAAATAGCTTTGGAAAAAAACTAAAGAAAAATGCACTAACAGGATTTGATTTTGCTGTAGCCTCTACCTTTATAGATGATCCTGAAGAAAATGCTGTTAATATGCTAACAGATATGTTTCCTGAAACTTTAGATTTTTTAGAAGCTTATAGGGTAAATCCTGAAGACCCTGAGATGCGTCAAAAGTTTGATGCTTTTTTAAATAATCTTATTTTATTTGAAGGAGCAACAGTACTTCTTCAACCTTTTTTAACAGGTGCAGGTAAAGTATCTATAGATGCTTTTGCTAAAGGAGCAAATAAAATCTCACGTATGGCTCCTGATAATGTTCGTATTGCAGCTAAAGACTTAGGTAAATTTGCAGCTAGAAACTTTACTTCAAAGCAGGGTATATTTGATGAAGGATTTAGAGCTTTATCTCGTAGGGATAAAAGGAAAGCTAAGTTTATAAAAGAAATTGAACAGGCTAATACAGCTCTTCTAACAGCTATTAAGCGAGAAGGTAGGGGGCAGAATAAAAAAGAAATTGATAGGCTTCTTAACCAGTATTTAGGAGGAACACCAGGCGAAAAAGCTGCTGCTATACTAGAGTTACAGAATATGAATATGACTAAAACAGTTGATATTATTCAAAAGATGCGAGGAGATATAGATGGGTTATCTCAGGGCATTAGAAAATATCTGCGACCTAAAGGGGGATCAAAGCCTGAAGATAGCTTACAAGCTATATTTGAAGCTAATGATGGGATCTATTTAAATAGAGCATACAGAACATTTGATGATCCTAACTGGAAAGGATTAAAAAGTTTAAGAAAAGAATTGGGTGAACAAAAAGCTGATAGAATTATTAATAATGTCAAGGCTCATTTAAGGGGTAATGTTAAGTTTAAAAAGATGAATCCAGATATGAATGAGGAAGGTCTACAAAATTATGTAGATAATCTTGCGTTAGGATTTAAGGGACAGCCAGGAGCATTTAGCAGGTTTATGAATGATGTGTATGGTGCAGGATCTAGCAATATAGCAAAAAAACGAAAAGAGATTCCTCCAGAAATTAGAGAGTTGTGGGGAGAATATAAAGACCCTTTTAAAAATTATGCTAGAACAATGGAGAAAATGTCTAGTGTTCAAGTAGAACTTGACTTTCTTGAAGAGATGTCTAAGGCACTACGCAATAGAGGATATACACAAGCTGTTAAAAATGCTGCGAAAAAAGTAGGCATCCAAAATTTAGATGAGAAAAATGTTAAAACTCTTTTAGATAGAGATCGTAAACTTTTAGATATAGGTGAGGATTTAGGAGCTGCTGGTCAAAAAAGATTAGAAGGAATAGTTGGTAAAGAGGCTGCTGCAAGTTTTGATGGTAATCCTTTAAAGGGTTTGTTTGGTGATGTAAATTATAAGAAAGCTATTGAAACAGGACTAGACTTTAATTTTAGAACTGATAATCCTCTAGGTCTTTTACTACGCACTTGGATGAAAATAAAAGCAGGTACTCAAGTTAGTCAAACAGTTCTAAGTCCTACAGTTCATGGAAGAAATATAGTTGGTAATGGTATCATGATGCTGGCTAATGGATATATGTTGCCTGTTGCTGGTAAGGGAACAAAGAAATTTTTTGAAGATGTTTCTAATAAAATTTTTAAGATGAACGATAAAGAAATAAATAAATATAGTAATAGATTACTAGAGTTAGGTATTACAGAATCTGCTGTTAAAGCTAGTATCATTAAACAAACTGCTGGAGAAGCATTTAAAAAAGGACCAGCTTCTATATTTGATAAAGGATTTAAAAGAGTTGGAAAGAAGATAGCTAAGATTCCCTTTGATATGTATCAAGCTGAAGATGATTACTTTAAAATTCTTCACTTTGAAAAGTCTCTTGGTTTAATGAAGAGAGCTTATCCTGAGTTAGCACAACGAGCTAAGAATATGAATATTCCTAAAGCTGATAGAGATAGTGCATTAAGAGAGCTAGAAGAAAGAGCTGCTGAAAGAACGAGAGCAAGGATGCCTAACTATGGTGAAGTTCCACGAGCATTAAAAGCATTAAGAGCTGCACCTTTAGGAGATTTTGCTGCTTTTCCCTGGGAAACTATGAGAACAAGTAAGAATCTTTTAGTAGGTTCTATTAAAGATATACGATCAGGTAATCCTGAATTAAAAAAAGCAGGGTATAAAACTCTTGGTGGTATGGTTTCTGTTGGTGTAATGGGAGATATGCTTTCAGATTATTCTGCTCAAGTTATGAACATATCTCCAGAACAAAGAGATGCTGCTGATAATTTGGGAGCAAGGTGGGAATATAATATTCCTAAAATATTTATAAGTGATATAAATAAAGATAAAAATAATAGGCTAGGGTTTAATTATTTAAATCTTGGTCCTATTGATCCTTATGAATATTTTAAACCTATAGCTAGAACTGCTATAAAAGTTTTAACAGGTGGTGATGATTTAACAGATGAAGATATTAATCGTGCTATCATGGCTAATGTAGATAGAACTTTTGGACCTTATGTAGGAACATCTATGCTGACAAATGCAATAATGGAAGTTGCATCAGGAAAGGATACAAGAGAAGGAGATGATGTAGGAACTATTGCTGAGAAAGTTGTAACAGGTTTACTTGAACCACTAACTCCAGGCTTTGTTAAGTTCATGCAGAGGCGTAGTCAGTATGAAAAGAGTGATGAAGCAGCACGAAGAAGAGGATATGGTGAAGCTGAAAGTAAGTATGGATATACTATGTCTGAAGGACAACAAGATTGGTTAGCTCTTACAGGATTTGCTCCACAAAGATTTGATATCAGTGCTAACTTTAGACGAGATATGTTAGGACATAACCGTAGTAATCAAGATGCTGCTGCTAGATTTAGAGGAATAGAACAGGCTCTTGGAACAACTGATCCTGGTACATTTGGTTTTGCTGAAGAGCAAACTGCTGCTAAGTTATTTGAAGACTTTAAAGATGTTCAAAGAAAAAGACTTACAGCACAAAAGAAGTTACATGGGGATTTAGAAGATTATAGGGTATTAGGATTAAATGAAACTGATGGATATTTTACAGATAAAAATATAACAGATGCTTTATCAAGAGCTGATGCGAGGGGAAAAAGTAGAGAAGTTCCTTCAGCTTTACTTGAGCTTATTCAAAGAGTAGAAAATAATAGATTTACTCCTTACTTATTACCAGATAACTTAGTAAAAACTGCAAGAAAATTATTAGGAATTGATATACCTGTCAGTGAAATGAGTGACCTTCAACGACAATTATATGACAGTCGTATATTTGAATTTTCAGAAACTGAAGAGATTGAGGAGTAAGAATATGCACACTGACCCTACGATGATATGGAATCTTATATTAACGCTGGCAGGAGGTGGCTTTATGTGGTGGATAAGAGGTGTAACCCAACAGATTAATGAAGCCAAGCGTAGGTTAGCAGATACCAGAGAGGAGCTTGCAAAGAACTATGCTACTCGCCAAGAAACAGAAGAAGATGTTAAAAAGATAATGGAAAGGTTTGATAAACTAGATAGTAAAATGGATACATTTATAGAAAGGATGTTGTCTAAATGAATAGATGGGAGTTTTTTAGTGAACAAGAATTGTCATGTAGAGGAACAGATGAATGTGAAATGAATGAAGAGTTCATGGAAAAGCTTGTAAGATTAAGAAAGAAATTTAATAAACCAATGATTATAAGTTCTGGTTTTAGAAGTCAAGCTCATAACAGTGCAATCAATGGGGCAAGACACTCCCCTCATTTATTGGGAAGAGCTGTAGATATTTTATGTCATGGAAAAGATGCTTATACATTGGTAAGACTAGCTATAGATAATGGTATGACAGGTATTGGAGTTCAACAACGAGGCGATTATGAAAGTCGCTTTATTCATGTAGATGATATAGTTAAAAGTAAAGTCCACCATCGGCCTTGGATATGGTCTTATAAATGATAGAGATAACTCCCAACGCTAATGAACATTTATCCAGTATCGTAAGTTCTTCCAAAGATTGCGAGGGTGTATTGTTGTCCGTAAGAGGAGGAGGATGTGCAGGATTTTCTTATGAATGGTCTTTGTTAGAAGAGTCCAATAATAAGGAAGAATATGAAAAAATATCTCTGACAACTGGAACATTATTTATTGATCCTCTTGCTGTAATGTATGTATTAGGTGCTGTGGTAGATTACTCTAAAGATGTCTTTGGTGCAATACTAAAGATTGAGAATCCTAATGCACAATCTAAGTGTGGATGTGGAGAAAGTTTTAGCGTTTAATCAAACGCACACTTCTTGTATATCTCTTCCACTTCTTCCTTTCCAATAATCTCCATAAACTTAATGATCTCTTCCTTGAGTTCTTTCTTATCAAGTTCTTTTTCAGAATCTCCTTTTGATCCCCTCACTCTTGATAAAAGTTCCAGTGCTTTGATAGCACTGTTGGTATGTCCATTTGCTTTTGCAAATGTATATTGGTTTTCTATTTCATCTACCACATCTATATTTGTCTGAAGTTCTTTTTCTAAATCTTCAATTCGTTCTGCAATCTCAGGATTATTTATAAGTCTATAACCTTGATTGGCAGCAGACCTATCTGAGTATCCAGCAGCTTTAGCAGCTTCTGTAGCATTTCTATGAATAATGTATGCTTGAGCGAATTTTTCCTGCTTTTCATTCAACATTAGCTATTTCCTTAAAAAATATGCCCCATAAATCGTCACACAGAACGATTTGAAGGTGTTCGTAGGGCAACATACCTGAGAATAATGATCTTTCTGTATGAGCTTATATCAGCCTTGAGAAAGATTTCTTAGTTTTTCATGTTGTTTCTAGCCTTACCTTTCCACTTTTCTGCGGTTCTCATTCCACCCAAGCCAAGTAACGCTAAAGTTAGAGGAAGAAGTCCTTCAGTGGGAATTAATGGAAGAGGTATATCGTTCTCAGTTACATTGATTACCCATACAGCAATAGGCTGAAGAACAAATTGCCATGCTAAACCAAAACAACAGACCCACATGATAGCAGGTCTAGCTCCAGCTACAAATATGCTTGCGTGTTTAGCTTGTTCAATGTTTGCTTGTATCTGAGCAAGGTTTGCATCTTGTACACTTTTCTTTAGCTCATGATTAAGTTTTGTTTTAAGGTCTTTGTCCTCAATAAATTTATCAAGAACATTATCTACTACACCTGCAACTGTATCTACAATTCCTAACATAATTAATCTCCTATATTAAGTAGTTCTTGATAGGTTTGTTTTTGCTGTGCTTTTGATTTGTTCCATAACGCAGCAACTAAAGTGTTTTCTCCATGAAAGGAGAGATCCATATCTACATCATCTCTTTCAAATATCTTTTCGCAATCCTGTGCCATAGCCAACAGTTCTCCTGTAGTCCAGAAGGGTTGGTCATCCACAGAAACTTGCATAAACTTTGGAGCACCCTCTTCACCAAAAGCAGACTTATCTTTTTTAGAAGGTTCATCAACATTACAATCAAAACCAAACAGATGAAATCTTCTAAAGCCTAGAGTGTGCATGATACCTATCGTTCTCATAGCTGCACAGGTTCCTCCTGTAATAAGAGTTGCACCTTCTTTTATTCCTAAATCTTTTTCTACAATAAGTTTAGCAGGTTTTCCTGTACTCTGTCCTTTTTTGTGTTCATCAAGATTCTTTTGAAGAGCTTGAGTATAAGCATGCCATCCAATAATTTTAGCCTTACGCTGAAGCAAGTAACGAGTAACAGAAGGTTCAGTCATGGAGGCAACAAAGAATAATGTATCTTTATCAAACTTTTTAAAGAGACTCTTTCTTACAATACCATGTGTACTTTTTCCTGTAATGGGGCGAGGATCAAGAATAGTACATCCCCAAGGTTGAAATCCATTCTCTACAAGATGGGGGAGAGAATGTTTAACACACATAATACGTGCCTTTATTCCTAGTTTTTCTTCTTCTTTTATTATCTCACGTAATTTATTCCAATCAGTGCTTGGTCCTCCAGAGACTATGATGCCTACATCTTTAGTATTCTTTGCTTTGTCTACCCAATGTGTAGAGTGTATGAGTTTCATATTTTCTTTTACGTTCCCCATAATATCTTCTTTTTCTACACAGTCTTTAGGATTAACAATAATAGGAACTTGCAAAAGTTCTTTAGGTAAAGCGTCTATATCTCCTGAATTAATAATAACTGCTATATGACATCTACCTCCTCCTGTTACATCATCCTCTGAAGGAAGAATGTATTTCTTTGTTGCTTCAAACTTTTCTAAAGTTTTTGCAGGAGCTAAGTATTTTTCATTAGGTAATTTTTTATCTTTATCAGGAGTAAATACTTTATCTAATACACAAAGGGGAGAGTGGCTAAGTTTTTCAAAGGCTGTATTAAAATCTTCTGGTTCATCAAACCCACCTATGAATGTATAGTCTGCATCCTTAACCAGCTCTTCATCAATCTCTCCTTTTATAAAAGAAAAGTTAAACTCTAATCCTTTACTCTTTCTATCTTCTTTATAAGAATTGAAAAGAGCATTAGCTTTATTATAATTAACAGATTTAAAATCATTAAATAAAATATAAGTTACAGATTTATTTTTTTCAAAAGCTTTAGTACAACTTCCTATTGCTCTTTGACTATCCCACTCTCCTACTTCTACAATTTTTTGTGGAGCACAGTATTGTATAATCTCACCTAATTTTTTGTATCGTAGATTACTACGTGCATCAGGACTACCATATTCAGAGTGCTTCTTTTCTCCTTTCTGGTGAATCATAATATCTCCCAAGAAAGAAGAATCAAAAGCTTGAGGACCACTTAAATGACTTACAATAGTATCTAAATGCCCTGTGAGATCCACTACTTTTAACCCATGAGCTTTATAAATATTAATAAGACGAGAGATAACAAAGCCATCATGCCACTCTCTGTAAGTGGTTACTTCTCCAGACATATAAAACCCTCGTAAATCTCCTAACAAATCAAGAGGTGGTCTAAAGTTTAAATTAAAAGCCATGAAAGAAGTTTCTGCAAACTCAAAGTTTTTTCTATCCATATAAACAAATTCTGCTTTAGGATTAAGATGAGGAATAAAATGTTTATCTGAAACAGGTTTGATTGTATAAGTATCAGCGTCTAACCATATCAACCACCCTGCACGTTTCGATTCCTCTGCCATTTCAAATGCTAGTTCTGTAAGACCAAACACTTTATGACAAAACTTTACAGCATCTACTCTCCAGTTATAGGGAACTTTACCTCCCATTGTACCGTCATGATCTTTGTGTTCGTTTCTAAAATCATGAAGGTCTTGAATTTCATTTAGATTTCTATAAGTAATATTATCACTAACAGGATAATCATAATCTGCTATATTAAAATCGTGATAAAAAGCTGTGAGGTGAAGTCCTTCTCCCCAATTTTCTTTAACGCTTTCTAACATCTTTCTTGCATAGGTTGCATAACCGTCTTCAGAAAACGTAGTAATAAAATTTAACATTAACTCATCACCTCTTCCATTTGTATTTCTTTAAATAGTTGACTCCACTCATCTACATAAGTTTTTTCAATATCCCTTTTAACTTTCCAGTTTTCAAAAGCAGGACCACCTGTAGTAAAGTGAACATTACAGGGTTCGATTGTTTCTGCTGAGTGTCCATCTAACCAGTTCCATTCAGGAGCTATTTTTCCAATAGGATTCCTACTATGATTACGCCAATCAAGCCACTTAAAATTATGAAGCCACCAACCTGTTTTAGTATTAACATCTCCTACTGTTAGTTCTTTATGTGCTTTATGTTCACAATTCCATAGCATAAAACTTGACCAGTTCTTTTTAGAATAAGACTCTTGTAATTTATTATCCATCTTTACAGCATCTTTGGGAACATAATCATGGTGAACACACCATAAAGGTGTATCACTATCTTTTTTTGCTGCATCAAAAACTTCTTTTAGGTCTGCTCTAATAAACATATCACAATCCATATAGAGAGCATAACCTTCATATTGATTAAGCATGGGAACAAGAAATCTAGTGAAACTAAAATCAGTTGAGAAAGGTTTTTTATCAACGTAATCAAACCTTTGAAGATCATAGTTGACTCCCTCTTCAACATGAAATCCTCTCCAATACAGACCCATCATCCTTAGTTTATCTTCGTATAATGGAACTATATTATATGTTTCTGTGGTATTTCTTTTAATAGATTCTACAAGAACATCAAAGTATATTTTTTCCTTCTTATCATATCCTATGTAGATAGTATCTAATCTTTGATTCATTTACTTTCCTCTTGTGTGTCTACATCTACGAGATCATAGGGTGTGCCACAGGTGATACATCTCATACTACCATCTGAATACAATAACCAATGGGCTGAGAGTGTATCCCACTGAGAACATACCTCACAGCTTATAGGTTCTGCTTCTTCGTGCTCTTCTTTCTTTGTAAGAATATGTAAATCACCCATCTCTAATTCCTATATAAAGAAAGGGGTGAGGATGGAGCTAACCCCCACCCCCTCTAAAAGCTTTAGCTGTTGTTAATGGGGATCAGCTTCGGCTTTTGTTCCTCTGGAATTGCTACATTAATATTAATTTCTAATAACCCATTTTTTAACGCAGCTTGAGTAACTTCGGCAGCTTCAACAAGAGGAAAAACTTTTCTAAATTTTCGTGTGGCTATACCCTTAAACACATACTCACCGTCAGTAAGTGAGTCTCCTGTGATTGTCAGGATATTTTCTTTTTGCTCTACAGTAATTTCTTCTTCTTTAAATCCTGCCACAGCTAAGATTATTTTCCAATTAACATCTGATGTTTTAACAATGTCATGGGGAGGATAGTTACTCTCAAAAAAAGCATCAGATTCTATACCATTTAGCATGGTATTAACCATACGATCAAAACCAATCGAATGTTTCCAGTATCCCTTCCAAAACTCAGGACTAATTCTGTTACTAGACATAAGCATATTCATAATATTTCTCCTTTGTTAGCGAGTTATTTAGGAGTCCAAAATAGGCACTCCATTACAAGTGTCTCATAGTCTTACTTTCTAGTCAAGTATTTTTTTAAATATCTACAATCTCACACACTCCTGCGGTGCAAGCTAACTGCTGTGTTCCTTTTGTTGTATCTTCTTTCTCCCACTCTGGAAGCTTAGACCAATCAATATTTGTAGGAAATTTAGCAGCATATTTTTCATATTCTTTCTTTGCTATATCTTGATATGGTGCTTGTTTATAACTGTGGTCACTGTGGGGAAGGAAGGATACTCCTGATAGATAGTTGAAGTTATCCCAACACCATGAACCTACACCCACCCACTCATGTTCTCTTACAGAGATGGTGACAGAGGGTTTATGTTCACACCATTTTTCTGCATACATTTTCCACAACTCAAGCTGTTGGATAGCCCCTTGATCGTTTCTATGTATAGCATTTTCAGGAGACTTCATAGGAAATGAAAATACTACGGTGCTGTCAGGTCGCATCTGGTCAGGTTCATGAGGTATATTAGAAGCCATCATAAACTGCGTAAGAGGATCTTTAATATCTCCACGCACTGTTCTTATATAATATGGGGAGTGTCTTGCATGAATACCAGAGGCACTGTCTACTAACTGACTCACTGTTCCAGAAGGTTTAACACAAGTAACTGCAGTAGATTGAGGTATATTTAATTTAGAAGACCATTCTTTATTTGTTTCTATTGAATAATCTTTAAGAGAAGTAAGTAAAGTTTCTAGTTTTACTTCATTATTATAAGTTCCATTAAGAAGTTTACAGTCCATGATACCTGTAAGTGATACACCTAGAAGTCTTTCTTCTTCTGTATTGGTTTGCCACCTCTTTCTCAGGTAGCCGAACTTTGTCATGGTAGCTTGGATAGTTCCTAAAATGGTAGCCATTCTAATTTTCTTTTTAAGTGTTGCTCTGGTATCGTCTACCCTGCACACAACCTCTGTTAGGTTACAAAACTGATTAGGGCGAAGAATAATTTCAGAGCAAGGATTAGTTCCAAAGTCAATTTCCCATTCCCTTCTTCCATTACTTTTAGATTTAAGTTGAGCAGATTGTCTGTTAAACATCCCTCTCTCACCTGATTTACTTTCATAAAGAGAAGACCATTCCTTCATGAAGGTAGCTGTATCTGGTGGATCTGTATAGACAGCAGAGTTATTAGCCAGTGATCTTTCTGGATTCGTTTCCCACCACTGTCCTTTCTTTGCTGATCTTAGTCTATCATCTGAAACATTAGAAAGAGATATCAAGGCAGACCTTCTTACTCCACCAACAACTACCACTTCACCTGTCTTACAAACAATATCATGACACTCTAATGAAGTAAGTTTTCTACCCTTTGCTTGTTTAAATTTGTTGATTGTAAAATTAAATAATTCTTTAAGAGGATCTGGACCTGACGCTCTTCCTCCAAAGACATGAAGCCTAGAACCTGCTGGTCTTACCTTATCCATATTAATTTGAGGAACTCTTCCTGAATACAAATAAGATATTAAATCTTTAAATGCTCTAGCCCACCCTTCTTTAGAATCAGCCACACTAATTACATCATCAGTCTCTTCCATTTCTGTATAAGGAATGGTTGGTAGATTATTTACATACTGTCTTTCTACAGAGAATCCTACCCCTGTTCCATTCATAAGAATATACAGCACTTCATCAAAAGATCGAGGACTATCTATAGGTATATAAGAACAATTATATCCTGCAATATTTTCTCTTTCTAATGCTGGTCCTGCAGCCATCATAGCTCTCATGCTAGGCATAACTTCTAAAGCATATATACTTCTGTAAAGTTCGTTCCATATTTCACTATCTTCTTCAGATAATTTAATTTCAAGATTATCTTCTATATGATATTTAAAATAGTTTATAAGTCTTGAAATAGTTTCTTCCCAAGTTTCTCTACGGTTGTCTTCTTCAAGCCAACGAGAATACCTAGAAAGGTGTATGAAGGTTTGGTAATCTGAGGGTAGTGCCATGTCTTGCTCCTTTGCTCCTTTAAGTTTTATTTTCCCCATAAACAAGTTCTAAAATTAATTCAGCATAGTGTATTACTTTCTTTATATCTGCTGATCCTTCACCTTTCGTTTTATGTCTTGTAATATACTTTACAATATTTCCTTCTAAAAAATCAAGATTGTTCTTCACGATATATTCTACAGGTTGAACTGCACACTCTTTGTAGTGTGTTCCATCAACTTGTTTAGAGAGTGGGTTCTTAGACATTTCTCTTTGTTTCCTTTCTTCTTTCATGTATCTCACACAATAATCATCCCAAGATTCATACTGTTTTCTCTCAAGAAAGTAGTGCATTTATTCTTTTCCTTATAAAAGTTACTTCTTTAGATCGTAATATCTTATGAGCAAAGCCTCGTGTATAGGAAGGATCAAGTCCAGCCATATCACAAACATATTCAAAATCTGAAGTAGATGCAGTTACCGAAGTAAAGAACCATGAATAAGCTTGGTTTTTTACTAGGTGAGCTTCGCCAGCAGAACAGGTGGCAGTAGGATAGTAAGGGTGAGTGGCATCTAAGAGAGCTTGTAAAACAACTGCAAGATATAGATTTCTTTCTGACTCCCCTTCTTTCATAGTTTGTCTAAATTGAAATATCTCATAGTTAATATCTACAGACCAATCATAAATGGTTTCTGTTTTTTCTTTTTTTTCTCGATCTTTTGCCATTTAACCACTCTTGAGGAATACCATCTTTTCTCCTGCAATATAAGAATCCATGTTTTTCACACCATTTTGCATAGGTCATCTTCCCATTTTTATACAGCTTGGAGTTAGGATTGTCAAACACAAACCGTATATCAAGGTCTTTTTTTTGCTCTTGAATAAACAAATGTTTCTTTCTATCTTCTAAAACAAATCTACCTTTTACTTCTAAAATAATTCCATTAGGTAATAAAAAATCAGGAGTATAGGTTTTGTATTCTTTCCATACATAATCTACTTTAGATTCTTCATACCGAATAGGTATGCCTGATTCCTTTAGGAAATCACATACGATCTCTTCAGACTTAGACCTGAAGCGTATCATTTTTGTATGTCTTCTCTGGAAGAAATGATTAAGGGAACAAGTAATGTATCTTTATTGTGGGGAGGTTTCCCTTCATTAACCACGATTGCAAGATGCGTAATCCCTCCCTCACGTACAGGATCACTTGAAGGGAGTATCCATTTTGCTTTATCTATTATGTTATCTACCACTACATTCGTTCCTAAGTAGGGAGCATCTGGAATATTTTCTTTATGATCGTGAGTAAAGTAATCATCAAAAACTATAACCTTAGATGTTATAGATTTAGCATAATCGTTTTGAACTGTAGCTATGGAATGACCACCATCAAGGAACGCAAAATCTACAGAGTGATCTTCCATTACCTTATTCGTATCTCCCTTTATTAATTCATAAGTAAATCTATGATTATATCTTTCTTTTAAAACAGAAAATTTATCAGACACTTGAGATATAAACTGTCTTGATTTACTATTTAATTCTTTTTTATCTAACTGAGAATCTCCTTCTTCAAATAAATCATACCCTATATAATGAACAGAGGAGTTGTGGGAATGTAAGGCTGCTTCTGCCATCTGAACTCCATGTTCTCCATTCCAACACCCCACCTCTAACAGTGTAGAGGGTTTATAGAATCTTACCAATTCCATTAATTGAAAATATCTAAGAGGTGGAATGTTAATGTTCCTAGTTTCTTTCATAAGGATTTACCTCTTCAATGTTAGGTTCTTTAGAAACGTGAGTAAAGAATTTCGGACCGTTTGCATAGTTGAACTGGCGTAACCCTTTACCGTTATTAGCATCAGACCAACAGTGTAACTTATATACACAATAAACACACCCAAAGTCCAAACGCCTGTTGCCAGAGCTACCGTCAGGAATATCATCGTAACATCTAGGGGGTGGCGTATCTCTCTCCACCACATTTTTAACTTTCTTAATCTTCTGCGAGACATCAGGCATCTCCATTTCATGTAAATGTGCAACAGCAATCTCACCTGTTTGTTTATTAATAACAACCCATGCTGCAGCTTTATCTTTTTTATCTTGAGCATACGCTGTTAGTTGATGAATATATCCAAAAGGATCTTTCTTACTTAACTCATTAATATTAAACTTATTAAAAGAAAAATTAGATGCACTTTTAAAATCAACTAAGACTCCATCTACTCTAGCATCTTGGTGTCCTTTGACTCCACTCACACTTAATTCTTTTTGTGATTCTGTTACGGTATGTCCTGACAGTTCAGAAAAAGCAATTAAAAGTTCTTCAAGAATATTACCATATAAAAATTTAATATATGTAGGACCATCTAATTCTTCTCCTTGAATACCTTTGGAGGAATACCAAATCTGTCTGAGGGGTTTTCCTATCTGAGATAATCTTAGTGAAGTTCTAAGTTTTCTTTCTTCATACACCGCATTAAATAAATGCTGTCCAATATTTTTTCCTACTCTCTCACATATTTCTTTTGCTTGTGTTTGATGAACAACAACTCCTTCATTGGAAGTAAATAAAGAATAGATATCTTGAACTAATGATGTAATTTTTTTCATAATATAGGTAGGGGGCTAACATTCTTATGCCAACCCCCTACATACTCCTTTCTTAATTAGGAAGCAGCAGCAAATGGAATGTCTTCACCACTATTATTAGTATATCCTTCTTCTACAGCAAACTCTGAGTTACCGTTAGGATTATACTCTATCAATTCAAGAACTTGAACGGAGTTCAAACCAGCAGAAAAGCCAGACTTGTTACCGAAAGTCCACTCAAAAGGTCTGTAGGAAACATTGACCTTTGAACCATTACCTACAAGAACATCTTTCATAGGATTAAGTTTTGCGTCTACAACTTTAGGAGGATCATTAACCATTCCATCCTTACGCTTGACTTTCATTTTGGCAGTAATAAAGTTTCCACGATCATCACCTACGTTCTTGACCGTCAACTGGTCAGTCTCAACAATGGCAATATTTTCTTCATCGAGCTGACAGATATCAATGGTGTAAACACCATCACTATCAAAAGTAGTATTGGGTGCAGTTATTGAAGCCCAATAAGCAGTTCCGTTTATAACACTCATAGTAATCTTACTCCTTACAGTTATTTTACATATTACGGTTAATGGTGGAAGTGTCTCATATCTTAGACTCTAAGTCAACACATTAATGTGTTTCAGACCAAGTTTTTCCCACCTTAAATTCATTGTCCATAGGACACTTTAAATTTAATATCTTTTCAGTTTCTTTCATCGCCTCCTTTGTTATGTTACAGAATTTATTGATGTGATCTTTTCTTACTTCAAACTGATACTCATCATGGATAGAAGCTACCAATCGTGCATCAAGTTTTTGGTGATGTATTTTCTTAGTCATACATACCAACCAGTGCTTACAGATAATAGCTCCTGCACCTTGTATCAAGGTATTCAACGCCTTATGACTTGACCTTACACTCAAAGGTCTACCATCCAGACCTTTTATTCTCCCACTTCTGGATGTTTTCTCAAGTTCTGCACGAAGGTTCTTGAAGGAGGGAAGGTTTCTTAGAAAAGAATCAATTAGTTTTTGACCTTCCACCTTAGACTTTCCAGATATTAATCCTATCTTGGCTGCACCTGCACCATACATCATGGCATAGATAAATGTCTTAGCTTCATCTCTTGTTTTTAATCCTGCTTTATGTTGGTTATAGGTATGTATGTCACCTTCAATAACTTCTTTAGTGAAGTGAGGATCATTCATATAATGAGCTAGACATCTAATCTCTAATTGAGATGCGTCAGTTCCTACAAGAGAGTATCGTATGGGATCTGAAACAGTCCAACACTCTCTACATTCTTTTCCATAGGGAGAATAAGATGCTGGAACTTGTGCCATATTGGGAGAGTGGTGTGCCATACGACCAGTAACAGTCTTTAGAGTCATTACTCTTCCATGAACTCTTCCTTTACTATCAGCTAACTCTCGCCAAGAATTAATCTGCACTATTCTTTTTTGTAAAAGAAGATACCTAGATATAAGTTTAGCTTCTGGAATATCAATAGTATTTAAAACTTTTTCATCTACTATTACGTTTCCTTTTTCTGTATGCTTTTTAGGTTTCCATCCTAAAGTTTGTAGCCTACTTGCAATCTGTTTACGAGAGGCAGGATTAAATATTTCTATCTTATCTTGTAAACGCTTACCTGTTTTTTCTGAATATCTTTCATGGGTGATAGGAGGAAAAACTTTTTGTAAATTATTTTCTATCTCTGATGTTTCATCCATAAACTGAGCTACTAACACACTAGCTTTCTGTTCATCTAACATAAAACCATTTACTTCTTGTTGATCTACTATAGCTCTTACTTGGTGCTCTAACTCAATGGCTTGAGATGGACAACCAAACATATGAGAACCTATATACTTTACAAGCTTATGTGTTATTTCCACATCTTGTTTACAATACTCCAACATCTGTGGGGAATACGTAGTAAAATCTGTATGATCTTGTTTGGGAGATTTAAATCTTTCTCCCCATGCTTCAAGCGAATGACCCCCTTCAATTTCTGGATACAGTAACTGAGAGAGTAACAATGTATCTGTGACTTTAGTGGGGGTGATTGCCGTAAGATTAAAGTTGTTAAGTATCCTAGCATCGAAACTAACTCCATTGTGCATAATAAAATTATCTATTTGTTTAGAGAACTCAGGAAATTTGGTGTAACATTCGTCTTGAATAAATGAAAAAACTTTATTGGTTTGTATATCTTTAGCTACGATACAGTGAATTGTCTGAACATTATCAACAAATCCATCTGTTTCTATATCAACTATGCACCTCATTTACTGTTCCTTTAGGTATATCTTTTGTGGATGAAAGACTTTCTATATCTTTAAATGGAACAAGAGTAAGCTTGTCTTTCATTGAAGGTCTACTGTAAACATGATAGGGTTTTTTCCCTTTAACATGACCTAGAGATTTAACTTTATCATTTACCAGATCAAGTAGTTCTTTTCTATTTACAAGTAACCATGATTTAAATCTTTCAAAAACAATATAGTCTGCTTTACCAAGTATCCATCCAATATGTCCTTGAGTATTCTTGGCTTCTACCCATGTAAATTCATCTTGAGTAGAAGAATCAGAACGATTAACTTTCTTAATAGATTTTACATCAAACTTTTGTGATCCTTTTATTCCATACTCAGAAGGAAGAATACCACTTACATCCCAATGTTCTCTCCAATCCTGTTGCTTTGTAGCCCACACCACATCTGATAAAAGCTGAGATGCAAAACTTTCTTCCACCTCTTTGCCTTTTTTAAGGTATTCTTTTATGGTTTTCTTTAATGCTGGAGAATATTTACGATTGTTACTCATCTTATTATCCTTCTATTTGAAAGGGATTTTCTTCTTCTTCAATCTCAAAAGGATTAGAAACTTCAGACATTCTACCAGTTTCCCTATTGTAATGCAAGTAGGTAGCAATACCTGTATCTCCTGTATATCTGTTCTTCAATATACGAACTGTAGAAGTGTTAGCAAGTTTCTCATCTTCCTCTTGTTGGTTACGTTCCATAGCAATCACAGCATCACTGAGATGGGCTATACTTTGTGAACCTCTTAGGTGAGAGAGAGATATTTCTCTTCCATCTTCATGCCCCTTGTCACCACTTGCTCTGCGTAAATGTGATACAAGCATGAGTGCAATTTGTGTTTCCTCTACGAGAGATCGTAACTTTGTCATAAGTAAATCAATACTTTTTCTTTCATCTCCCATATCTTCCTGACCTGATACCAGTATAGAAAGATGGTCAAGAAAGATCCATTTACAATCTAATGCTTTAGCCATATGTCTTACACGATTAAGTATTTCATCGTTGCTTATAGAACCAAAGTGATCGAAGGCAAAGAACCTTCCTGTTCCAATGGTGCGTTCTTCCCATGCTCTGAGTTGATCTCTTGAGAAAGTATCACGCACTTCTTTAATGTATAGTCTTGCATCTGCTTCAACAGACATAATATTGAAGGCTGTGTTACGCACAGATTCTTCTAATGCTAACACTCCAATGTTATCTTCAGTGTGAAGCATGATGTGGTGCATCAACTCTCGCATGACACTGGACTTACCCATTCCTGCACCACTGGTAAAAGTTACCAGCTCTCCTGTTCTGATACCATACAATTTATCATTCATACCAACCCAAGGAAAGGCTACAGAC